CTCCTGCTCTTTGCCTTGCCTTGCTGGGGGGCGACAGAAACCTTTTATGTCTGTCATGGCGGGGATGGCACTCTTCCTGAAACTTCTACATGTGCTACTGCCTACGACGAGGCTGATTTCAACACGGCAGGTAATTGGGATACTGATGATCAAGATGATGGAAAAATAGGGCCTAATGATGATGTAATATTTTTGGATGACGGGGGTAATTTTACAACTGACTTTGTAGTTCAACAGTCAGGATTATCAGGTAAACCAATAACATTAAAAGCAGGAACGGGTGAAACCCCTGTCATAGATGGTACAGCATCCTGTTTAAGCGGCACTGGAAAGGATTATATCACTGTAGATGGCTTAGAGCTATATACTGGAAATTTTGGGATTGTATTAGTGACATGTGATCGGTGGATTGTTCAGAACTGTATTTTTAATGCTTCGACTTTTATAGGTGTATACATAGATTGTGGAACACATACAGCCAGAAATAATACTTTTAAAGGTTTGGGAAATACCTCGATAAGTGCTTCTTCGGATGATGATACCAGCAATATTCTTACATTAACTATATATTCAAATATGATATTGAATCCTTCAATTGGAATATATTTGGAGGGTGAGTCTGTAGGTTTTCCAGTTCTTAACTGTTTGGTGTATAACAATACAATAGTTTCACCTTCTACATTTGGAATAACTCTTAAAGGCCATCATGATGGTACAATACTAAAAAATAACATTATAAGTGATCCAGGTGGTTATACTCTTAACGTAGAAGCTAACGCACAGACTAATTTTGTAGCAGATTATAACTGTTACTACGATTCGGCTGGACAGAAATGGAAATGGGGAGCAGATGCAGATGATACCACAATAGCAGATTGGAGAACTGCTACTGGTGACGAAGCAAATAGTATTACAAGTGATCCTAAATTCGTATCAGCCACAGGCCTTACACTACTCCCAACCAGTCCATGCATAGACGTCGGGGCAGATTTAGGGGCATCTTATGACGATGCTTTACTCCCCGGCTCATACTGGCCTGATGGTATCTCAACCGGAGACCAGGACGATTACGGAACCGGATGGGAAATAGGGGCTTACTTATTTTTCTTTGGAACTACCAGATGTTTACTCTTAGATGGAGAAGATGAACATGTAGCAGGATTAGCTATATCTGGTAATCCTTCAATTAGTGATATCACAATAGCTAGATGTGGTAGTGGGGCTATAAGAGTAAGTGGCAGTCCTATTATATATAATTTAGCAATAGATGGTGAAAGTTATGTTGTAGCTGATGAAATTCTACATTCTTATAATTCAGCCTTTCAAGAATCAAAAGCAATTGCACAAGGAGATGGAACCATAACGGATACAGATTGTTTATTCTCTGTAGCTGATTTTGGATTTGTAGATAAGCCTAATGGGGACTTTCATCTACTTACTAGTTCTATCTTAAGAAATGTAGGATATGATACAACTCCATGTGCAGATCCAGATGGTATAACTATATCAGGAGGTGTTGCTCGTGATATAGGAGCTTATGTATATCAGGATAGAGAAGGTTGTGGCCCAGATTCTGTTGGTATGGACTTACTTGGAACTCGTAATGATGATCTTTCAAATAAAATTCTACATTAGATTATTCAAAAATTGAACGGACTTAAAACCTTATGGCTCTTCAAACAATAAGAATAGGTAGTGCAGTAGACATTTACCAGTACGATGATGCAGATTTTGATTCTGGTATTGAAGCATCTGCACCAATATCAGCTGCAGCTCCAGTTAATGCAGATGAAGTATTACGCTTAGGCGATATTGGAGTTACTATCGGAGATGTCTTTGGCCCTGGGGCTTCAACAGATCATGCAGTAGCTCGCTGGGATGGAGTTGGTGGATATACACTCCTGGACAGTTCACTTATAGTACTAGATGATGGGTCACTTGGAATTGGGACTATTCCAACTCATCACATTCATTCTGTCCATGCAGACACTTCTACTGTGTCTGTACAGACTCTTTACACAAATCATTCATTCAGTGGCAACCATCCTGGTGGTGGAGATATAATACAGGTTGGACATTACCTTGGGGTTTCTTCAACTGTAATTGGAGCACAGACAGCAGGTGATCGACATACCTTGCGTGCAGTAGAAATTAACTCTGTTATAGATGCTTCTGGAAATAGCTATGGTCAAATTGGTCTATATATTGATTTAGCTCATACTCATACTACTGATATGAATACATTAGCAGCAATAGTAAATCATTCTGAGTGGAGATCTACTGGAACACTTGTTTATCACTATAGTGTTCGTAATGAGGTACTTAATACTGGCGGAGGAACTATAAGTAATGCTTATGGTGATTCTTGTATTGTTACAAATAGTGGTGCTGGGACTATTGGTATAGCTATTGGTGTCAGAAGTGAGGTTATACAATCCGCTGGAACACTTACAACTGCTTATCTCTTTTATGGAATATTCTCTGGCACAATCGGAACTGCTTGGGGAATTTATTTAAGTGGTTGTACTTTAAATTATCTTGATGGAAGATTAGGTGTTAACATAGTTGCACCAGCAGCTCAAGTCCATATAGACCAATCTGACAATGGTGCAGCCATACCAGTTCTTTCTCTCGATCAAGCCGATACAAGTGATGGGTTTATTAACTTTATAGGTTCGGATAGAGGAGTAATAACTGGAGCAACTAACTCTTTAGAAAGCGTAAGAGTTGAAATTAATGGTGCTGTAAGACGACTAGCTTTATATGTAGATGCTTAAATTGGAGAACTAAATGCCTTACATTGTAACTGGAGAATCTGATAGTCAGAAGGTTGATTATGCAGATAGAGAATATGACTACGAATATCCCTATGGTCTTGATTTAAAACCTGGGTCTGACTTCCACAATGCTTTGCGTAACAAGACCTGGCAACGTGCTCGTGAATCAAGGAATGAGATTAGTAAGCGTTTTCCGGCCTGGAATGAAATAGATAGAAAAATGACTATTTATATTCCATTAAAAGATAAGGAAGAAGCTTTACAGCGAAAAGATCCATCAAAGCCTGTCTCCATTGTTTTTCCTTATAGCTATTCAATGCTTGAGGCATTACTAACTTACCTCTCAATGGCATTCTTTCAAGACCCTATGTTTCAATATGAAGGGGTAGAAGATGATGATACAATAGGGGCAATGTTGATGGAGTTGGTTATTAAACTCCATTGTATTAAAACTAAAGTTCCCTTAGCTGTACATACAGCCTTACGTGATTCTTTGTGTTATGGTGTAGGTATTGGAATCCCAGGATGGAAAAGGATATATGGCAAAAAGCCTATCAGGTCACAGATAATTACCCAATCTGAACTTGGCAGTCAAAACACTGGCCAATTAGAATTTATTGAATCTTTACTGTTTGAAGGAAATAGCTTAAGTAACATAGACCCTTATATGTGGCTTCCAGATCCTTCTGTTTCATCTAACAATACCCAGGATGGTGAGTTTAATGGATGGGTAGAACGTGATAATTTAATGAACTTACTTTCTGAAGAGAGTCAACCTAACTCTGGAATGTTTAATGTTAAGTATTTGAAGGAAAGAAAGAACAAGAAATCTTCTTTATCAACTGATCAATCTGATCGACAAGTCAAAGTCGGTGGACAGTCTAATATAAGTGCTGGTGTATCAGGGTCTACAAATCCAGTTGATATAATTAAGATGTATGTTAACCTGATTCCAAAAGAATGGAAGTTAAGCACAAGTGAAAATCCAGAAAAATGGTTCTTTGCCCTTGCCTCTGATGATGTGATAATCCAGTGTGAAAAGGCAGACCACAATCATGGAATGTATCCTATGGCAGTCGCTTCACCTGAATTTGATGGTTATTCGATTAGTCCAATAGGTAGGATGGAGGTCTTATCAGGACTGCAAATGACTCTTGACTTTTTGTTCAATAGTCACATTGCCAACATTCGCAAAGCTATTAATGATATGTTGATAGTTGATCCTTACCTTGTAAACATAAATGATTTGAAGAGTCCTGAGCCTGGTAAACTAATCCGTCTTCGTCGTCCTGCTTGGGGACGTGGAGTTGATAAAGTTGTACAGCAATTACAAGTTAATGATATAACTAGAAGTAATATAGGTGATTCTGGCTACATAACTCAATGGATGGATAGGATAAGTGGAGCTGATCAATCTATGCAGGGAGCTCTTAGAACTGGAGGTCCTGAGCGATTAACGAAGGGTGAATTTCAAGGTACTCGTGGAAGTGCTATTTCTCGACTGCAAAGACTTGCTATGCTTATAGGTATGCAGTTCATGCAGGACATTGGGACTATGTTCGCTGTCCATACACAACAATATATAACACAGGAAACTTATGTTAAAATCACAGGCCGGTATGAAGATCAATTGAAGAAACAATTCGGCCCTAATGCACAGAGAATTCCTGCTTCTCCATACGATTTAGCAGTTAACTATGATCTAATCGTAA